AAACTGAATGTAGTATTAGTTGTCCCGCTTCTGACAGGTGCGCTGAAATTCGCATCTATCCGCATGCTGTCGTATTCGAAATTTGAGAATTTTATGGTTATGGGGTTGCCACTTGCTGGACCTGCTCCCTGCGCGAGAACTCCAAAAAACATGCAAATATACGCGCTTGTATGTGGAATGTCGTCGCCCGTGTAGTTCCAGTCGAGGATTGTAGTACCGTCCGAGGCAACTACTGAATAGTAAACATAGGAGGGAGTCCATTCTATTGTGTAGACTACCCCGCTATCGTTTACGTATGGATTCGTGCTCAGGCAACCATAGTGAATATTTTCAGGGTGACTGTCAATGGAAGCAGGATGACAGGAAAACCAGATTCTCTCATCATATCCAGGCCATTGATTGATTTCAATATCTAGCTCGTTGGGTATGTCTGTGTTGGGATCGTCATAGTAGGTGTTGAGACCCAGACTCGCGTTTCTCTCGATGTTGAGCGTGGGGGAGCTTGCCGTCCACCTCATACGCCCGTATAGGTATGGAGTCGGTGTTTCGAATAATACCCCTTTGTAGATGCCATCGAACTTCTGCATCCTCAGATTGAGGTCGCCGTTATCGTCTACCCATGCATTCGAGCGATCTACTCTTGGTCCCTGACACCAAACCCATGAAATGCCCTTCCATGTAAGTTTTGATCCGGTTGGATAGGTTATAGGGGTGCCCCCCCCTCCAGTTGAAGTGACGGTTATGTACGCTGTTTTTGTTTCAGTATCATTTTTATCGGAGTCTGTTTTACAATCCGCGCAAGAACTTTCCGGTCCATTTTTAGAATAAGTCCGTTCTTCTCCGGTGTAACTATCTTTTAATTCAATATTTGGAATGTAACTCTTGTATTCTCCAGGCTGACTTGTGTATATACTCTTGTATCCTTTTGCATTATTTGCAGAGTAATAGAAACTTATAGCAAGTTTTTCACCCTTGCAGGATTCACAGGCCCATAAATCACAAACGTAACCTTTTTCTTTTGCGGATTCAAAGAGGTTTGACGCATAATTGTCTTTATCAGTTACGCTTTCACATAGAGTTTTTATCTGTTCTTCGGATGGGAGGTTTTTTCCTTCTGTTGCTGATACCGCAGAGGCGGTAATCAGGGCAATAAAAAGGGCTATACAGAGTATTCCTTTGTAGTTCATTTTGTTTTAGTCACCTTCTATATTTTTAATCTTCAGGATATTTTTGTTCCCTGATACACAGCTCTCCAGTCTCCTTTTTTAATCTGTACACCAGGTCTTTGCCTTCAAAATAACTTCTTATTTTCGAATAATCATTTGTGCCAAAATAGAGCATACCGAGTCCACGTTTTTGGTTATACACACGCATACTGGTATTTCCTGTGATTTCCTTTTCAGTCTCTTTCATGTGATTACACTCGTCATTCGGTCAAGATATACTATTTTTGGCATCAACACATATTAAATAATCTCCATTGTAGATAAATTTATCTACAATGAAGACTATCTTATATTTACAGTTAAAGAAATCACAGAGGTTTAATTATGGCATCAAAATCTATCAAATCGATAGTAAAAAAGAGTGAAAATGAATACTTAGTATCTTAAAAGGTAGTCATTTTAAAAAGAAAAGAAGAGTTAAAAAAGTATCTCTCCATTCTCGGAAAACGTCATGTTCTTCATGGTCCACCTTATCTAAAGATATAGTTAAGAAGCAATCTTAAATATCCTGGGCTCTGGTCCTCGCTCTGCTCGAAGTTCTCGACTACAGCGTCAATTTTTGAGCTCGTATTATTAGAGGCTGGAGGGATAAAGGTATTATTTTCCTGGGTGCTGTTATTTGCCCCCTGGGGTATTCCTATCCCTGAGCTGCTGTAGTCCTTCGCCTTATCTACTAGCTGAGTGCAGGCAGCCCGAGCGTTTATAATCTGCCCGCACCTTTCCCTAGGCACGCTTATATTATTAGCTTTCTCTTTCACCTGGTTCTTTATGGCCTGTTTAAGCTTCTCCTCATCCTGGACTATCTCAACAGTATCACGGACCGGATTTTTAACAGTATCCTTTATCTTCTCGGCGGCCTTAAGGTCCGTAAAGTTTGCAGTTATCGGGATCGCTTCGGTAGTATCTGATTTTAAAAATTTTCTAAGTTCGGTTTCATTCTTCGCACCTACAGCACCTACTAGGGAAATAAGGAGGGCCGCAACCAATAACGCTTTTATGTATCTATTCAAGAGATTTAAACCTCCATATTTTAATGATATATATAAACAACACTAAAATTTAAATAACTTTCCGACGTTTAAATGTTTATGAGTCTCCGGGAAACATTTATTTTATTCTTATATTTGTCGTCTTTATTTTTTACAGGGGCAGCGTCGGCTGCCGGTGATTACATCGTAAGCCCGACAGGAGCGACTAACGATCAAGACGTTATTAACAAAGCGATAGAAAAAGCAAGCGGGAGCGGCGGCGGTACAGTTTACCTTACGGCTGGTGTCTATCTCGTAGATGGTCCAGTAATTATAAAATCTAATGTCCACTTAACCGGAGACCCTAACGCGATTATAAGGGTATCCTCCACCTCTTCGCAATGGTTTAAAGGGCAGATCGGGGTAATATGCAACCCTACGGAGTCCGTGCATAATGTCGAAATATCAGGCTTCCAGATCGACGGGAATATTGCAAACCTGCCTAAGAGTTACGCGAATTCGAGATCTGATACTCGACATGACTGCGAAAAACTTATTTTAATAGGCGGTTGGCAAAGCAATTTTGGAAGCAATATCAAAATACATGATATGAAGTTGTATAATGCCTTTAGCGACGGAATTTATATTAGATTTTCTAAGGGAGTCGCATGTTATAATAATTTCATATCAAACTGCCAACACGAAGGGATTTTCTTTTCATGTGTGGTCAATGGTACAATTTATAAAAATAAGATTGCAGGTATAACAAGCGACTGCGCCAGGCTCGATAACTGTCAGAACTGCAAAATACACGATAACATATTTTTCGCGTATAAAGGGGACAGTTACGGAGCGTACAAGGGCGGGCACAACGGATTGCAGATCGGGAACGCGGGAGTCTCCCACGGGTACGATGCAAGAAATAAACCATTCAAAACTAAAAATATTGAAGTTTTTAACAACGTTTTCTCTGATCCTGGGCTTAGGGCTATCTGGTATCATGGCGGGGAAAATGTGTATATACATGATAACGAGTTTGTCAATGCTGAAGAACTAATAACTATGGGTATTCCGGTCGGCGACATATCCTTCGATAACCAGCCGAGTGTCGAAATGAGCGAGGAGGTCTTCGGGGGCCTCCTTAAAATCCTTAATATTGATTTCGTCCATACTGCCAGGAATAACCAGACAGAGGAAAGCCTCAAAATACCAGTAGAGGAAAGGGACAAAGGGAAGATAAGAGGAGGTATAATTATTGCAGGCTTCGCCGACGTCGTTTATAAAAAAGGCGTGCCTTATATCCCGGATAACGAAAGCGTCCTCGTTAAAGCGATCGCCATGCCTTCACCAGCCTATACTTTCTTTAATGCTGGGGTCCACAGGACAGAAAAGCAGATCGAGAAAGGGATCGAAAACGGGGAAGCCTACGCGAAAATGACCGTAACAATGCACTATACCGTAAGCAGCAAAAACTCAAAAGGAGAGAAGGTTACAAAGCTAAAGACTACTAAGGAAGTCTTCGAGGCGAAGCGGGTACCAGCTCCGGCGGTCCTTCCACGACCTGATAAAGTAAATTTCCGAATAGATCAATACACAGGAGGAATTAAAAATTATACCACGGTCGCACCTTACCCCTCGGTTCCGGAGGGCCTGCAGAGGGTAGAGTATGAATATGATGGGAAGATCGTAAAACACGTTTTAGAAGTCGGAGAACGCATAAGAGGGGATAACGGTATAATTCACACAAATATAACAGAGGTTAGTTACTGGGATGGAGATCTCGACCACTTCGGAGACGGCCTATATATTGAAGGAGAATTCGACCAGGATAAACTAAAGATCCGAGCCTATACGATATACGAGGAGATCCCCACAGAGTCAGAGTATTTCCTCCATGAGTACAAAGCTCAGAGGCTCCTAAGCTTCGAGAATATTATTGTGATCCTTAAAATCTGCCTGACTCTCTTTGCTTTATACCAACTCTTAAAAATCATTTTTTAATTTTTAAGTATGTAGTTTATCCGAATAAATTACATACTCTTTTCTTTTATTGTTTCTTCTGACAGTGTTTAAGTGTTCTTATTTTAGTGTTGTATATAAAGAACACTAAAATTTAAATAGATTAACCCCATATTATGATTATATGAAATTTAAACAAGTTTTTACGGCTGCCTGGTTATCAAGCCTGGCAGGTTTGGCGAGCACTGCCTCGGCTGCAGTCTCACAGAATGGCACGTCGGTCTATATCCAGCCCGACGCAGTGAACGGGTATAATATGCTGACACAGTTCAGTTTATTTAGTCATTTAATGAACTTCTTAGACCTGCTTAACTATCTGGTTTATATCGGGGCTATTGCCGTCGCACTTTATTGTACCCTGCTCGTTATCCTCGGCATCGTTTCCGGGAAAAGAGACCCGAAGGCAATAAGGGACGAGCTGTCAGCTCAGGCAGGACTCGTTAAGGTCGTTAAAATTATAGTATATATGAAAGTTGCCTTGATGATTATCGACTTTGTCTTCTATATAACATGAAAGGAGAGCGGAAACGATGCGACTGCTTCCCATCTTCGGTATTATTTTTTTATTTTCTTTTTCAGTCGTCCCGGTCATGGCTGCAGACGACGATAATACTGCAGCTCTCAAAGGAATAATAACCGGGGCCTTCGATGATTGGGTTACAAAACAAGCGGACGGGCTGGTCAAGGACTCAAAGCTCGTAAGTTCAAACAATACCGGCGATGAAGCGAGAGTCGGCGTTTTCGATTTCGTTGTTTCTCCAATAACAATATTAGAGGATGAAACCTTCCAGAAAACCCAGAAAGAGACAATACAAATTTTTATTGTTTTGGCGAAAATCCTGGTTATTATTGTCGCTCTGCTTGCGTTAGTGCAGATTTTAGACCCGGATGCAGCCGGGGGAATAACTGAATTTTTCCACGGCAGAGCGACATATTACGAGCCGAAGGACGTGTTTAAAACGGGAATAAACCTCGCCTTATGGTTCCTTTGTGGTCCAGGGATCCTAATAGCCATGTTTTGGCTCTGCAACAACTGGGTTGGTCGGATGGATACATCGGTCCTCGATCAGGTGGTCGTCTCTTCAGATAACCTCCCTAATTATGTAATTTTTGGGTTATCAGCTAAGGGCCTTAAAATTTACATGTCGATAAGGACGGCTATACTGCTTTTTGCGTCAAGATATTGGTATTATCTAGGTATAATGCTCGCCTGGAAAAAGACACGATGGGTAGGAATTCTTATTCTCGAATATATCGCGGTTCAGGTTTTCGTCCAGCCTGTTTTAGTTAGTCTGTTAACTGAAACGGTCGGCTACGTTTTAGACGGAGGCTTCGGGTTTTTCCTCGTTGATATGGTAGTATACGGAGGTCTAGCAATCTTAATGTCTTTAATTTGTTTCATAGCACTCACTTGCCCGATATGGATAAAATTGTTTAGTCCTAACACATTAAGGTCAGTTGTAGGGATCGCAAAAATCGCATAAGGAGGCTTATTAAATGACAAACACACCCCCCGCGACGTTGAAGAAGGCTTATACGGGGCTCTCAGGGACCAGGGAAAAATCTAAAAAGTTCTTTATTTCTGCTGGGACTGCTTTTTTAGACCTGGAGCTCGCGAGCCGTGCCAGAGAGATATATCGAGTTTACGGGTATGATAATTATTTACTTCATTTTTATATAGGTCTCGGATTGGTGGTTACTGCTACCGTCTGGATCTGCTTAAAAGACGACGCTATCTTTTATAAAGTCGGTAATTTCTTAGACTTTTTGTATAGATGGATAATGAGAAAAGATTTCGTTTATAAACATGATGATAAAAAAACAAGCGACAAAGACATCGACGAGCACGTAAAAGTTAAGAAAATGTCTAAGTTCGGGATAATTTGGTTTAAGATCCTGACAATATACAAAAAATACAAGTGTAACACCGGGGTTATTTTCGTAGTCAATCCCCAGGACGTCCAGGACTTAGACGACTTTAACGAAACGACTGCTTTACTACTTTACAGCCTACAGCCTGGGATCTTACAAAAATACCACACACTCCAAAGCCAGGACATGAGCGATATAGCAGAGCAGTATGAGGAACGTCTTAAACTGCCCCCAGAAGAGCTTGGACCTGCTGAGAGAGTCGGGCTTTTTTACACCAAACAATTTTTACAAAGTCTTTCAGGGAGAGTTAACTGGGCTTATTTCATTTTCCTCGGTACTGGCTATTATACAGATGAAGAAAAAGCTAACCTGGAAGTATCTAGGATTATTAAAGCCTATCAGCTCTTTCTCGAAAATTCCGGTATTGAGTCAAGGCTCATAACCTCGCCTTACGAGTACGAATTGATAACCAGGCAAATGCGGAGCATGAAAAATATAGGGGTGGTTACTGTATGAGTATCCCAATAATGTATAAGATCCTTCCAAAGCCCATAAAGAGGAGCTGGGCAGAATTCAAATGTTTTGTAAACGTTAAAAACTGGTTTAAACAGTTTGAGGAGATCGACAGGCGGCTCGTCCTGTCCCTTTCTCCTACTGTTTTTAAGCCAAAATGGGGAGGGCGGTATCTATACGCTGACGGCTGCTATATGCAGATTATAAGCGTAGGAGATCCAAGTCCAGTTAATCCTAATAGGCAGGGAATACCCCCTAGAAAGGATCTTAGGCTTATAGATGACCTGCTAGACATCCCAACTGGGGAAAATGCCTGCATAGGAATTACGCAGACTGCTATACCCCTGCCTCCGAGAGACGAGATCGATGCCTTAGAGAACGCCAGGCGCGAAAATATCCTGGCGGCTGCAATGCAGGAAGCAGAAAACGAGGGCGTCTTTAAAAATATTCACGATAAGATTATCGACTATATAGCTGAGGGTATAAACGAGTATAACCGGGCAGTATTCGAGGGCCGTATGAGAATGTTTGAATTCTCGCTCCTGGTTGCGGTTAAGGGGAAGACTACAAAAGACGTAGACGACCTTATGAGCCTTATTATCGCTCTCCTGGACGGTAAGAGGGTAATACATGAAATCATAGAGTATGGACAGACTGACGCATATTATATGATGATGCCGACGCCGTTTATTAAGGAACGGCTTCTCTCGACCACAACCGGCGAGATGGTCGCCAGGACCAGCCCATTACGGAATAAAAATCCGAGGCTAGCGAAGTCGGGCCACTGGCTAGGGCTTAACGAGGATACAAATAACCCAATTTTCCTAAATTTCAAAGACGGAAGCCTGGTTTCTGGTCATGCTATAGTAATAGGAAAAAGTGGATCTGGAAAGTCGACTGAGCTTCTTAAGGACAATAAAAGAGTTCTTGAGATGGGAGACGAGGCTTTCCACATTGTCCCGAAGGCTGACGAGGATACTAACCATATCAACGTATGTAAAGAACTTGGCGGGCAGCTTATTAAGATCGGGCATATGCAGGCGGGGGCACAGGATGCAGACACTAACCCTAACATGTTCCAGGTCTTCTTTGATCCGGAAAGAATGGATAACTCATTAGGATCTTACCAGCTTGCGTTTTCTAAACATATGTCGCTTTTGCCGGATGTTATCGGGCTCCTAATTGGTGACAGTTTTTCAGACCCTCAGAAAAATTGGGTATATAGCTCGCTGGTAGAGTTATACCACAGGCGAGGAGTGACAGACAACAACGGAAACGTCATTAACCTGGATAAATGGGAAGATGGCAACTTCTGGCCTAATTTCGATGATTGGCGGGCTCTCATATATGAGTGGATGCAAGACGATGAGCACAAAGCCCCTAATGTGAATTCTGTCCTTGCTGCCATCTATAACAATACAACCATGATAACCCGGAAAGGGCCTTACGGTTTCCTTGTAAATAACAACATCCTAAAGCTTAGGAATAGATTTACAATGGTTGACCTTTCCGAGCTCATAGACTCGCCTAATATTCAGGACGCGTTGATCCTGCTTATTACAGGGATCATTAACACAAAGATCCAATGTGTACCGAAAGGGCAGGTTAAGAAACATATTTTTATTACCTTGGACGAAGGCGCAAACCTGGTTAAGATCCCACGGATGCGAATCGTAATTGAACGGATGTTCAGAGAGCTTCGCAGTTTTGGAGGTCATCTTAAAATAGTATTCCAGGACCTAGCAGGCGTGCCCCCGGAGACGATACTTATGATGAAAACAAATTCCGACTACGTGCTCCTGCTTTCTAACATGTCAGCCTATAACATAAAGCCGTTAGTTAAAGAATTTAACCTCACTAGAAACGACATAAGGAGACTTAAAGCGAAAGGAAAAGGAAAGGGCCTCCTGATCGTCGGAGACACGCGTATAAACTATTTCAATTCACTTACTGAGGATGATGAGAGGGTAATCTTTGGGAAATCGTTGAAAGTTGATTCTGAGAATACAGAGCAGTCGGCTGGATTCTGCCTGGATAAAAGGGTACAGTGGGTAAAGGATAAACATAAAGTCTTTTTAAAAGACTGGCTTACCGGCATACCTTTAAACCAGGTTATACGGGTACCCGGCTACGAAATGGAGCAATTCGACCATCCATTCAAGGCAGGAAAAAAGACGGTTTATGTTGAAGTCGGGCTCGAAAAAGAGGACGGGCACATCAAAAACCAGACGAAGGAACATTACCTCTTTGCCTGCGCTCTCGCAGGCGAAGGCTCATTAATGGGAGCAGTCGCAACTACTGACGACTATGGGACACATCAAGAAGTAGACGTTAAGCTAGTCTTCAACCAGGGGACTGATAACGAAACTGTAATCGGGATTGAAGTTGAAATCGAAAGATCGCATACGGCAAAGGAACTTCAGGAAAAACGAGACAGGTTATTAATGAGAAAACGCGATGGGAAGCCTGAATTTGACCATATAATTTTCACGGGAACACATGATTATTATAAAACGACACTCCGCGACGCCGTTGGGCCCGATTATTCAGCCCCCAGAGGCAAAAGGCTAAGGGAAAAAATACTCGCTTGCGTAAAAACAGGAAAGAGGGCAGCCGATGACGAAAAATTAAAGGGCGGAGAAAACCAGGATTCAGGAAATCCGCCTGATTTAAACGTGTATTCCTGCGAATCGACCGCTCAGGAGGCTTAACTCCTAGCGGCACTGTCCATAATAGGACATACGACTCGCTATAGCTCCGGACTATGATAAGTCCGGCATACGCTCGTCTATAGTCCATTAATGTCCAGTCCCTCCGGGCCTGAGCCCGGAGGGAACGGAGAAAAACCGGTGCACGAAACAAGTAAAAAACTTATGAACAAGTAACACAAAAGTAACAGGTTTGTAATATTGGAGCTTCCGAGATGAATAACTTTTTAAATGTCTCCTGCGATTGTATTTTAATGACTAGAGAAGAGTCAAATGAAATGAAAAAGGAGAAAGTCGGTAAGGGGATGTATCACGCTATTGACCTGGATGTGTGGGATGATCCGTTCCCGGTTCTCCAGATAGGCAATAAAGGGCGTGTACATCTGCCTCTTGGATATCTCGACTCAGATATCTGGGTTTTTATTTCTGAATCTGCAGACATAAGGAAAAAATGTAATCTTATATTATTACCCAAAACAGGACCGACAAAGTGGGAAGAGGTCTTTCAATCGAGAGGGAAAAACGCAGGCGATCTTTTAAACATCTTCGGAAACGGCGATATTTGCGTAAAATATAAAAAAGGTATGAATGTTAAAGTATTCGTGAGGAAATAATCTTATGTTACCTGAATTAAACCCTATTACTGTTATACTGGTTATACTCGTCGCTGTCGGTGGATTAGTCGGCGGTTACGCAGCGCATGACTTCCAGCTCCAGGAGATCAAGGAGAACAGCTTTGAGGATCAGATCAGAGCAAACGTTACCCAGGTAGATAACGAGATCCAGGCGTTAAAGCTGGCTTATAATAATTCAAGTGTCGGATATTTCCGGGCAGACTGCCAAAACTCGCAGCAGTATATAACGGAGAAATGGCAGACAGCGAGCCGTGATTCTGGAATGAGTGCAGAGGACCGGAAGCTTAACGCGGAATACAGGGATTTTTTAGTCGAAGCCAGCAGCATTATAGACGTTTACCTGGCGAGAAGTAACCCGGACTTCACAGAGTATGAAACCCACAGAGACAACTTATTAAAGTGAATTCAGAAAAGCAGGAAACGACGGGAGAAATATTTATTGAGTGAGGAGTGAAATATGAAATACAGAAAAACCGCATTAATCGAAGCTGAACAGTATAGAAGAGGACTTGAAGATGGAATAGATGAGAAAGGACCTTATCTTAATACTCTCGAAGGAAAACTGTATATCCCTCCAAATGGCTGGATAGCTACCGGGGCGATGGGCGAGAGATGGGCAATTCAGGATGATATATTTAGATTGACTTATGAGGCTGTCGAGGAATGAATTCTTTGGTCCTCTCGTTTATTATTTCCTTTATATCATTAACGAAACAGGAGGCTTAAAGCTATGGTATTAGACCATAGCTTTAAGGTGGTCCAGGATGCCAGCCTCCCCGAGGGTGGAAATGTCGAATTATGATACTCATAAATTCCTCGGGCTCCTCCCCCTGCCTCTCGTCGTGGTCTTTCTATGGATGGCATACGACGGAGGCTTCGCCGAGATCGAGCCTTTAATTTTATTCCTGGTCTGGTGGCTGCTGCACACTCTCGTTATAACTCCAGATATAGACACGCTTTCGATACCCTCTAAGCGACTGGGACCACTAGGCTGGGTAATAAGGAAACTGTCAAAGCATAGGAAAACCTGGCACTCTCCGCTATTTTGGGCCGTATATTTTGGCCTGAGTTACAATTATCTCGGCTGGTGGACCCTGGGTGGTGTCTTCCCTATATACTGTCATATTTACGTGGATATAATAACAAGCTGGCTAAACAGACGCAAAATAATAAAACTATTAAAGAAGTTATTTTAAAACGGTCTATTGCAACTGAAAAAACAAACGCCTACTACTACTACTACTACTTACTAAGATAGAATATAGTATAGTATAGATAGTGTAGGTACATACACGTACATACACTCCCCAATCAATACGGTGATATCATGCCTCTCGTAGCAACCACAGTGAAATTAGAATCTGACAAATTAGAACTTATTAAAATGAAGCAGGTGAACGTTTCCCAACTCTGCCGAGATGCTGTAGACTCTTATCTTAAATTAAATAGCACAGATAAAGCCGTTATAAAGAGCCAGATCGCAGACTTACAACAGCAAAGGAATTCTATTGACCTACAAATAAAACTCCTCCTGAAGCAGTTAGAAACATGTGAGAACGAAGACGTACTCAGCACTCACAGGAACGCAATGTTTGAAAAGTGGAAAACTAACATGGCGTTTATGGTCAATAAAAAGACTATTGATTGGGGGACTGTTTCGGATGTCTTCAAGTTCTCAACAAGGGCAGAATGTGAGGCGTATATTATAAATAGGTTAAAAGAAGAAGGATTAATTACATAACACTTCCAGAGGGGTATCGATTGACAGGCGACAAATCCGAGGTGGAGAGCCAGCTTGCAGAAATTGAAAAGGAAATAGAGTGTTTAGATGCTCAAAGGCGTCTACTCCTTTCCATTCTTGAAACTATTAATAACGAAGTCCCGACAGGGGCTTAATCACTCTTTTATCAAAATCGTTATCAGTTGATGGTGTGTACACGTACACACATTTAATTTAGTCTATTTTTTTGTTTCCTTATTTTTCCTTTTTAGTTTGGTTGTGCAAATATAAGCATAACCAAACGTAAGTTATATATAGTAATAGGTTGTATAGTATATTGTACAACCTAATAGTAAAACGGATAATAAAAGAACTAATAAAAGGAGACAACCAAACATAAGTTTTATATACTATTAGGTTGTATAGAATATTGTACAACCTAAGAGAAAACAATAACAAAGTAATACGGAGGAAAAGAAAATGATACTCAATTTGACCCAACACGCAGCGACCCCAGAACAGAAGGCTCAACTCGTAGTAGAGCCTAGAATGTGCAAAGCAAAAATACAGAAACTTCTTACTTTCGATGAGATCCCTTCAAAAGAAGAAATCGAAGCAAGAGCCTCAGAGCTGGCGGAAATCGCAGTGTCTGAGGCAAATCATTACGCGGGTGAGACTGACAATAGAATCTGGATCACCCGCGTAATGATAGGTGGTGCTCCGTTTTTCATGGGAGCACTCGAGAAAGCACTCCGGGAATGCGGGTTTACCCCCGTATACGCGTTTTCGAAAAGAGAGAGCGAGGAAATCCCACAGCCGGATGGGTCAGTCAGGAAGATCGCAGTATTCCGGCACATTGGATTCGTGGAGGTCTGAAAAATGACCTCCAGACTCAACGCACTGGAGAACAGTTTTCCTCCAGAGATATTGGATAACACATTCAAAAAAATCGTTAACAAAGCCTTGTACGCAAGGCTTCGTGAAATGGAAATCGAGGGTGCATCTGATAGACAGATGTACTCTGAAGTATTCAAATATATTAGCCCAAAAGAAATCCCAGCGTTTCCGGGGGGGCTGAAATATGTCAAACGTGGAGCATTTCGCTTCCGTTTCGTCGCGAATCAGAAATACTATCGGAGCCCGTGCTTCGTAGTAGAGCCAGTTCCAGATATAGATCAAGCGCTCCGAGAGCTTCACCTCAGATATAATGATCTCCCATATGAGGAGTATAAAAAAGCCAGACTTCAAGAAATTGAAGGGCTTCCATACGACAAAAAATACTTGCGCCCACCTCGGACAAAGTGGACGTTGTGAATCGCGCACAAGGAGAGCTTTAATAGGGGCTTTTAGCCTCTCAAAACTTACGTTTAGTTATAAGAAATATATCATAACCAAACGTAAGTTTTATACAGTAATAGGTTGTATAGTATATTGTACAACCTATTAGAAAAACAGGAACGCCAAAGCTAATAAAAGGAGAGAACCAAAATGTTAAAAATAGGAGAAAAGGATACTAAATATGGAGTCTTTGAATTCTTCCTCAAAGAGGAAGATCAGGTAAAACTTGTTTGTGTCCACGGCGGCAAGACCGCTGAAACCACTTTCTGCGGTCAAATCCGGGGGCACAACGCAATGAATATTGAAAAACTCGACGTGAAAGAAAACGGAAAAACGATGATGTTCATAGGGCTTCCCGATGAAGTTTACAATGCATTTCAAAACGCGAAATCAAAATTCGCGCTGAAAAATATCCACCTAACATATGCAGGACGGAGCGCAGAAACAGGGATAAAATGGTATTCATTGAGTGCAGTAGTTCCCCGGGATGTGTGGAGAAAGAACGCGAAATACTTCGAGAAATTCGAAGAAGACGAAGAGGACGCAATTGACGGAGAGCTTTACGGCTGGCTCACAGCACAGCCCGAAGCCGTTGAGAAAAATTTGAATGTCAGGGAAGAGCTTACCCTGGCATATAGGGGAGAACAGGCAAAGAAGAGAAGAGAAGAGAAAGAGAAAAAAGCTAAGGAGCTACAGGAAAAAATTGACGACATCAAAAAAGCCTTTGAGAATGCAGAATACCCAGATCCAAAGAAGGAAGCTCCTGGAGAAGCTGCTCAGTTTCGACCAGGATACGAAAAAATGCGGGTTGATGGGGAAGAAATTCAGCACCCCATAAATCCAGAAAACGCATGGGGTGGCGGCGAGTGGTGGGTAATTCAGCCAGAATGGATCTGGCACATTAGAAATAACGGCTTCGACGGGGATGACTGGGGCCGGAACAACGTGCAGACAGGAGGAGCCGGCGCGATTGGCGTAAGAGTTCCATATTCTGAAGAACTTGCCGCACAAATCAGGGAGCTTAAAAAAATGACAGCGCGAAAACCGAACACTCCTAAAAAATGACCAAATCCCGGCAGTTAAGTTAATTTCACTTTCCTTATTTTTCCTTTTACGTTTGGTTATATTAATTTTAACTTAACCTAACGTAAGTTATATATAGTAATAGGTTGTATAGTATATTGTACAACCTATTAGAAAAAACGGGAACACCAAAGCTAATAAAAGGAGAGAACCAAAATGATATTAAACCTTACACAACATGTCGTGACCCCAGAACAAAAAGCTCAACTGGTTGTTGAGCCTAGAATGACGAAAGCAAAAATACAGAAACTCCTCACATTTGAGGAGATCCCCACGAGGGAAGAAATTGAAGCAAGAGCGAAAGAGCTCGCAAGAATAGCCGCGTCCGAAGCGTCGATGTACGCGGGTGACACCGATAACATGATTTGGATCACCCGTGTAATGATCGGTGGCGCTCCGTATCTCATGGGGGCACTTGAGAAAGCACTCCGAGAATGCGGGTTCACTCCCGTATATGCTTTTTCGAAAAGAGAGAGCATAGACCAGCCACAACCTGACGGATCAGTCAGGAAGGTCGCAGTATTCCGACATCTCGGGTTTGTGGAGGTCTGAGCAGTTGTTAATTTCTCTTTCCTTTTTTTTCCTTTTTAGTTTGGTTATACCAATTATAATATAACCAAACGTAAGTTTTATATAGTAATAGGTTGTATAGTATATTGTACAACCTAAGAGAAAACGATAATAAAAAGAACTAATAAAAGGAGAAACCAAAATGATGCAAAGAACTACACAGAAGGAAATAGGAACAGAAGTGACCTCAAGACTCAACGCACTGGAGAACAGTTTTCCTCCAGAGATATTGGATAACACATTCAAAAAAATAGTAAATAAAGCCTTGTACGCAAGGCTTCGTGAAATGGAAATCGAGGGTGCATCTGATAGACAGATGTACTCTGAAGTATTCAAATATGTTGACCCTTCCGAAATCCCAGCGTTTCCGGGGGGGCTGAATTATGTCAAACGTGGGACATACCGCTTCAGGTTCGTCGCGAATCGGAAGTACTACAGGAGCCCGTGCTTCATAGTGGAGCCAGTTCCAGATGTAGATCAAGCGCTCCGAGAGATTAATATTAGATACAATTATGATCTCACATCCGAGGAGTGTAAAAAAGCCAAACTTCAAGAAATTGAAGGGCTTCCATACGACAAAAAATACTTGCGCCCACCTCGGACAAAGTGGACGCTGTGAATCGCGCACACGATGAAACTCTTAAACAAACCGAATGAAAGCTCAGAGGAAATAAAATGACTGTTTATAAACTTGACAAGGGTGCTCACTCCGTATACACCCTGCATTACCATTTAATTCTCGTCGTGAAAGACAGGAGAAAAGCCCTGTATAACGAGGTAATCAGGGAAAGGTTAAAAGAAATTATATATAAAATGGCTGAAAAATGGCAAAGAGAAAAAAATACAGAAATGGCTATTGAAATCGTAGCTCAAGAGCCGGGGGAAGATCACCATTATATTCTCTTCAAGGCAACCCCTCGCACCTCTCTTACAAAAGTGATCAACAGCATCAAAGGAGCCTCCGCGAGAGTCCTTAGAAATGAATTTCCTGAAACTAAGAAATTCTTATGGGGGGATGCTTTCTGGGCACCTTCATACTTCTTGGCTACGACAGGACAAGTTTCTCTTGATGTCCTAAAAGCCTATGTCGAAAGTCAGGAAAGCAAAAGAGAAAAGATCTTTGGAAAATTAAAGTAAAGGAGGATTAAAACAATGGATTCAATAGAAAAACTACTAAAAACCGGAAGACCTGCCCCACAGCCAGAACACAACTTTCAGATTCTATTTGAAGGTTCAGAACCTAAATTAACAGATTATAAAGTGCTTGCCTCAAAGTTCGGTGGAAAATGCGTAAAACTCGGTGGAGGCGGCTCAACATTCGACCCATGTATAGAATTCATGAAAGTAACTGACGATGAAAAGGACAAGTTGACCGCAGAAGCAATAAAAATTATTGAGAAAAGAGAAGAGGTTTCAAACCTCTAAAATTTTTGAGGAAAAATGTCAACTTACATGAAAAGGATAAACGAAACATTTACAGAAGAAGAATTTGAGGAATTATCAAATTATAATGACATTGGCCGAAACAAAAGAAGAGGAGTGATAAAACATGATACGAAACGCAGAAAATACCTTAATGTCAGTAGAACACGAAAACGAACTCCCTGAAAACATCAGAAAATATTATGATGTAATCAACGAATCGGACCGCATAGTCTCAGCCTTTGAATATGGGAAATTTCACGTCTGTATGAAAAACGAAGCCGGAGAACTCGGACTTTTCCAAAAGAATCTCATCAAAGAAAGCGGGGACATGTATCTTCCATCTTTTGAAAACGCGCCTCTGTTTATCAGGAAGCCTGGGAAGATTGTGGTCATTGCGCCTTGTGAAGTTAAGGGGGTTGGTAATGTCTGAAATCGAAATCCTCAACATGCGTAATACTCATCTAGTCGCGGACCTCTGCTTCAGGATCGACAGAAAAACGAAATGGGGTAATCCCTATAAAATGCGCTCAGAACGTGAACGGATGGATGTTATTAAGAAATACACTTACTATCTTTTAGATAGTAAGTTACTCGATGATATTCACGAACTTGAAGGTAAATGGCTGGCATGTTGGTGCCATCCTAAACCTTGTCATGGGGATGTCCTAAAGTACCTCGCTGAACATCCTGAACTAGTCGGGATGTATCGAGGCGGGGCGATTTCGAGGGATGACGTAATACAAAGGATCTGGCAGGCTAATGGATGGAAGGGGGAGCAGGTAGGACAGCAGATGAAGTTATTTTAAGGAGCAGCCATGAAGATTATGAAATTATAAACGACGCGATAAACAAAGGAGAGTTATCAAGATAACTGCTTTCTGTAATCCTCTATAATCTCTTTTTTCTAAGTACCGAATGTAAATCTATTAACTTTTTATTTTGGCTCAATACAGAGCCTCACATTAAGTCGGTTTTTCAGGCATTCAACGTCTTTTCAAAAAGGCGTTTTTAATTTTCCTTTATTTATATACTCTTCTTATTTTTCATACATGCCACAAAATATCGGCGATCCTCCTCAACATTTCATAACTGAACCATTACGTTCTTTTGCTCCTAAAAAACTCGAAAATGGCGATCTCCGCATGGCAATAGCGAAAGCAGGTCAGAAAGCATATTCTATGCGGGGAGAAGAGGCCACACTAACGAAAGAATTTTTATCAAAAGACTTTTCCACATGGGATGAAGGTCTTGTAAGTATCAACCATGAAAACAATCACGAGTGGGTCAAAGCTACTCTTTACGATCCAGAATATGACCCAGAAAACGAATTAGTCATTTGCTCTTTTTCAGGCTTACCTGAATGGGTTGTGAGCCTCATCTATTCCGAAGATTACAGGGGTCTTTCTCAAGAGTGTATCCCTGTGAAATTCGCTAAAAATTCAATGAATGTTGTAAGAGGGTTTGGGACTGGTGTAACTATTGTTACAGCACCTTACGAGCCTGCGGCTAATCAGGGCATGGGTGTAGGAATCAGGCCCGAACTTTCCGCTATTCTTGCTTCAAAATATCCAACTCAAATAGAGGATACTATGTCAGAAACCAAAGGAGGCGGTACCCCCGCCATATCAGTGGAGACATACGAGAGTGTTGTCTCCGAAAAAGCACAGCTCGTAAGCCGTGTTTCGGCTTTAGAATCTGAAAAAACAAAACTGGAGACTGAACTTGCTTCCACAAGAAAAGAGTTTGAATCCTATAAAGCTGGAGAAGCTGAGAGGACTAAACTTGCCTACTCCGAAGGAAAAGCGGACGGACGGGCTGAAATCATTGCTGAAACCGAAAGAAGTACCGCTATAGAAGAGTTTAAACAGACTCATAGTAAGGAGTTTGTTGAATCTTTCCTCTCTACTAATCCAAGCATTGAACAGATAAAGATTCTGACTGCAGGTAAAAAAGTGGATCTTTCAAAGGGTCCAGGCACATCTCAGAGTTATCAGCCTGAAGATGACGGTGAGTCTTACGAATCCATAAACCGGCGGTTCAATGAATTGCTTGGGAGGACGTAAGCATGGCAACTAACTCAATATCGGGTGACTATGGCTTTGTAACTCAAATCCCATGTATCCTTAAGGAAGGGGATATTACTGTCAATAGCTCGGCATACGGTCCTTTCGGCAAAATGACAGTTTGCACATTCGCCTCTGAAATTTCTAAGGGCGACGTGGTAGCACTCTCAACAGACTCTGCAAACACAGCAGACGCAACAGAAAACAATATTGTAGTTACCGCCCTTGCAAACAATGTAGATCTTGCAATAGGCAGAATCATAGATGAGCCCAAGTGGGTAAGACAGCCAACCGCAAACCAGTCCACATGGGCTGATATGCTTGCAGCCGGGTATTACAGAATTGCAACCGTTGAGCTGTTTATCCCGATGAGTATTTTCAAAGCTACCCTTGTATGTGCAAATGCTTCAGCCATTACCCCCGGAACCACTGGAAACCTTGACATCGATGCAAGCGCAAGCCTGGAACTTCACGGTCTTTCAGTTGTAGATGTTGATACAGGTGGATCATCTGACATGATACCTCTAACATACGCAGCTAAGTCGGATAGCGCAACTGTTTCTGTTCTCGTTGGATTCAAAGGATTTGGAACGGTGACAACTTAAGGGAGGGATGAAAAATGTCTGTAACAGCACCAAATGAAGAATTTTTGACTAAGCGGTTCCTTATCCCGAAAATGTACGAGATAATGAACCCTCTGCTTGCCTGGACTGACATATTCCCACAGGTTCGGGCTACTGCTCCTGTAGTCGCATATAAGCAGGAAATCACAAGCGATTCTGGAGATACTAAGAAGGAAAGACCTAAACTGATGACTACATCAGGCCAGTGGACTTATGTGGAGATCTCGCAGTTCACGATGAAAGCTGCAAACCTGAACAAGCGCGGTTTTGCGATCAAAATCGACCAGGACGCTCTAGATTATGTAGAGGGCGTTGACGAAATCCAGAGAGCCCTACGGAAGACTGGCTATTGGATTGCCGAAGATTACAATACAAGGATATCCACTGAAATTGCCAACAGTGGAACGGATCTCGCAGGGGAATGGAATCCAGCTGCCGAATGGTCCGATGCAAACGCCGCTCCGATTTCAGACCTGGAAGACCTCGAAGATGCTTTCATTCGGGAAGGATACCCGTACAGGCTCACGGATGTATTCATCCATAAAGACAATTTCAAAGAGCTAAAAAAATACCTTACATCCCTTGATATCGACCAGTATAAACACGAGAAGCTCTACGGTACTCCGAACAACGGAAACCGCGACACTCTGGAAATTCCAGTCGTGGGAGCTACAGTTCACCGGCTTCTCTCAGGAATTTCGGAAGGGTCTATTATTGCAATTGACCGCAATAACCCAGGCATTACAATTTTCTACAACCAGAGCCCCAGATATTCTGCGATGAGTGGAACTTATGAAACCATGCAGAACGGTCAGAAGATCAGCAAAAGCCTGTCTTATGGGTTCAACATGAACAAATATTTCGACAACGAGACCCACCAGACTATCATTCAGATGTGGTATGACAACGTACCTGTCACTATTGAACCGTATGCAATAGCAATAGATACAGGCATTTAAGCCTGTTACATTTTTTGGGACTCCCTAAGTACCTAACATCAAGGAGATTTTTATAATGACTTACACTCAAACACCCCTGGCAACTCTGCGAAGTAAAGCAGGTTCATTACTTCAAAAATTATATTCTGAATTCGGTCTTGTCAAAACCGAACTTGACGCTCTAGCAGCAGTAGACGCAGCAGGCTTAAAAATAGCAAAGGGTTCCCTCACACCAGGTGACGCTGGCGATTTCGCTTTCACCTGGCAAAATCCAGAAGCCTCTAAAATAATTGTTACCCGCATTCTCATCAATATTACTACAGCCGGAGGAACTGACTCTAGCGTTCTCGATGTTGGAGTAGTCGCAGATGCAGCAAGCACAGCAAATACTCTTATTGATGGGTTGGACCTCAACGCCACTGGAATTTTTGATAATATAACAGACAAAGGAGATAGCGGGAAATCCCGTCAGGTAGTCGATGAAAAAGGCGGGACAAATGATTACATCACGGGTAAGATTCTTGTACAGGACGCAGCTGCTCTGGCGGGTAAGTATTACATTCTTTATACTGTTATATAAGGAGGGTTCTGATGTACTCTCCTTTAGTTTTTGATCCTATCAACCTTTTCACAGATCAATCTGTAGCAGCCTCGACGACTTCGGATCCTTCAGACAGACTCGAAACTACTCGACTTACTAAAGTTCAGATCAGAGTAAAAAATACCGGAGCTTCAACGAATGTTACTGTAAATATTTATTCAGTTGACGCAGCTACAGGCGGGATAAGCGCACTAGTCCAGCCGTTTACTTTAGGGGCTGGCAATGTAACACCTGCTACAGCTTGGAAATATATTGAGAAAGACGCGATTCCCAGGTATATCTATGCTCAAATTGTGAATTCTGACGCTTCAAATGATGCGATTATCACGGTGTCAGTAGACAGGTGGCGTTAATGAAACTTCCAACTCCATCTGCCCCATATTCTCCTGTCTATGTGCATGGGGAGTCTATCACAATCGAGACAGAGGGCAAAGTCTTAGTTCTCCCCTCTGGAAATCCTGACATCCTCACTTCACACAATGAATATACTCTCAACAGCAACCGTTTATCTATAGCTGAAAATCCGTTTGGCGGGCTTAAAGGGTCTGGCTCTCCTGATTATGCGCCTGGAACTGTCCATATTATCGAGGGTGACGGGGTATATTTACAGGATGTTTCAGGGACAAATTCGAGTAAAACGTTATCGGCGGGGAAGTTAAAAGAGTTAAATCTGTTGAGTGTGGATACCGTTGGTCATTCGATTACTGAAGAGTTTATTATTGCGAATACTGCGACGGGTAATAATCCGAGTGTTATTGATGCTTGTGATGCTACTACAGGATGGTCAGGTGTATCACTTGGAACCGGAACATTAACCTCTGAAAATGGCAAATTGAAAATCGTAGGTACAACAGACGCAAACGGAAGAATACGTACGTATAAACGCTTTACAAACGTTTTCGCTGGAAAAGACTTTTGCACTTTTACGATTAACGCGAGTCAAAATTGCAACCTATATTTTATAATTGCAAATTCTCCATATACAGGCGAAAAATTTTGGAGTGGGCCGAGATTCCCAATTAGTGCTAACACTGATACAAAATTCTGCATACCCGTACACGCACCTGCTGGATCGCTTGGGTCATTACCAAGTTCTGGCAGTTTAACATCGGATGGTGTGGACGCGGTAGTTGATATATATATAGGCATATCTGGTGCGACACCGAGTTCTGAGGTCACTGTATACATTGATAACATCACAGCAGATGTAGCTCGCCCCACATATCTCGAAATTCAAGTCCCTGATTATCTCGCTGATACAAGTGCACAAATATACACACACAACGGCACAGCCTATCAACTCTGTTCTACACATTCTTTAGACGGTGCTTATTCTCAGGTATCCCAAACAAGCGCAAACTGCACATTTTTGGACGGTACAAAACTTGATGATGTCTACGGAACCGGGGCAGGTAGAGCAGTTTTCCCTAAAGGATCAGCAGCAGCTACGGTAAACGGTTCTACAGGGAGTATAACGTATTCGGAAAATCGAGGGACTGATAAGAGAATCGGATTGAAAGTAGACCTGCCTCCGAGTGATAATGGAAGGACGAATTTTAATAAAGTTCGGGCGAAATTAGTTATAAATTATACTGATACGGTCGGAAATATTGTACCTGATTTGTCAGGGAATGGGAACCATGGAACTATTGTTGGCGGTGTGACGAAGTTAAATGAAGGTGGATTAAAGTTTGATGGGAGTACAGGGTATGTTAATTGTGGAAACCCTACGGCATTAAATACTAACAATTTTACGATAATAACCACCGTAATACCAACAACTGGTGGATACATCTATGATAAAAATGTAAGTACATATAATAATGGGGAGTATTTAATTCAGTATGACCTCAACTATCAGCGAGTATTGAGTTCTATTGATTATTATGCATCTAATATCACATCACCGTCAAATTCAGTACCGTCAGGTGTATCGGCATGTATAGTACAGCGGTATGATTCCAGTGTACATTCTCTATTTATTAACAATGTTAAATATACGGTAGACTATTCAGCTACACGTACTCACAATAGTTCTAATTTTGTATTAGGTACTCGAAATATAAATACGGGTAATTTCGGAGGAACTATACAAAAAATACGTGTGTATAATCGCGCACTATCAGACACGGAAGTAACTGCTGCATATAATAATCAATATGTAGATCCAACAGGGTTGGTCATTAGTTACGATCCAACCCCTATAAACATGGGTGCAGTAACCTATGAACTTTCCAATGACAACAGTGCCTCTACCGGACTGCAAAACCTCTCAAAGCCCTGGATAGCTCTCTACGATCCCACTTCTAACCTCATAGACTTTTATCTCTTCACTCACCGCCCTAAAAATCTCGAATTCCGCAGGGATGAATCAGGCAACATCTATGAGCTTGTTTTGTATCCTGGAAACGGGTTGATCTATCACGGACAGATAACGTATCCTGATTTGACACTTGATTCTGATTCTAATTTGATTCCTAATTTTTTAGAGGAGTCTATTGAAGGTTCACTTACTAAATTTTTAAAACCATATGGAATGGTGATATAACATGGCAACAATCAAACTCAGACGACTCAGAGCAAATACTCCCGACTCAGGACGCAATATAATAATCACATGGGAAGATCGAGGCAACCCCATGAGAGATTCAGATGGGAATATAATTCGGACAGATGTGATAGGACAGAACGGGCGTCCACTTCCTTTATACCCAGAATTCTCCGTACCTGTCGCAATACCTTATAATCTTCCGGAAACAGAAGCAGAACGGCAGGCACTAATTACATCTCTCAAGGATCAGGCACTTGAAGTTGCAAAAGTACAGGCTCAGAAGCGAGCGAATGATCTGGAAGACAAGAATATATTGAGGAAGTTAATTAAAGACTTGAATCAGACTGTAGGTATTGATTTCGAGGGCGAGGTTGAACTGATAGAAGAGTGAGGCTATCATGGTAACGTACATAGTCAATGACCGACTACTCTGGAAGGGCATTTCATGGGTTTGGTGTCAGGGACCAAGAGTAGATCGCTCGAATGCATGGGTAGACGATAACGGCGACCTCAATCTGAGGATGCAGAAGTTCGATGGCATCTACAAAGGGGTATTATTCGAAACACCGACCCCTTACCAATACGGGAGAATGAGATGGACTGCAAGCTCCCCCACGCTCAACATCGAGAGAAACGCGAGTCTGGGACTCAACACCTACTATGACGATCCCAACACAGACATACCCAACGAGCTAGATATTGAAATCAATCAATGGCCTGGATATGATGAAAGAATCTGGTTTTCCTGTCATCCCGCTTCCATCGACTCACATCCAGAAAACATCCATTACGGCTGCCTTTCTACAGACCCAAACGTAAACGATAGCGGCTGCGTCTATACAATCGAATGGACTCCATCATATGTCTACTATTCCGTAGTCGCATCAAATGGTACGACAATCCTCGACTGGAACTATACAGGAGACGATATTCCGCATACAAGCGCGTATATTTGCATGTTTTTTGGGGTTTTAGCTCAGGGTGCAGGTCCAGCAAGTGGCAACCCCATAACCATAAAATTCTCAAATTTCGAATACGACAGCATGCGGATAGATGCGAATTTCAGCGCACCTGTCAGAAGCGGGACAACTAATACTACATTCAGTTTTTCAGACACTTCGACAGGGTTACCAAGATCGTGGCTCTGGAATTTTGGAGATGGAACAACTTCAACAGAGCAA